CCTGTTTCCCAAATAGTTTCAAAAGAACCTGAACCAATAGAACTATTATATCCAAACTTATTAACCATAGAATAACCAGGAACTTTACCTTGTTGAACTGCTAAATAAAATGGAATGTCACCAACTGTACTTCCACCTGTTATTGGATTGACATTATTACAAGACATTAGCAACCAAACCTCATATTAAACCAAGTAAATCTTTCTAGTTCTTTTCTAAGATCATCTTGATAAGAAAAGTTTAATTCATTTTTAATCGTATCTATAGATCTTAAAATCTGTCTTTGATTTTCAACATCATATTCTTCTTTTGGTTCTGGTATGTATGAAGTTATTCTAGCCATTATCTTCTTCCATCTGGTCTTGCATCTACCCTCAAAGTTCCATAACGCCAGGTTTCACCTACGCCATCATTTTCAATTTTAATTGCAAGAAGTCTTCCTCTTGCTCGTGTATCTACTTTATCAGTAGATGATGTAATTGTAAATGGACCTAAAGGTGAACTAGACGCAGTATCACTTGGATAATTATTTAATAATAAAGTTATTTTTGAGTTACCGGTTAATATTTTAAAATCAGGTATAAATCGTCTCATAGACATAATAAATTCTCCGTCACCCCTAAAGTCTGCCATTCCTGTTGATTGACCGGTAATATCTCTTGTTGCCGATATATCAAAATCTCCAGATTGAATATAAGCATTAATAGAAGTAGTACCACTGCTATTGACTTGATCGGTTCCGGTTTCATGAGCATAATAAGTTGATGCACCAAATATATTAGTTACTCCTTGTATTGGAAAATTAGGAGTATCCGTAGTTACATAATTAGTTGCATAAGGTAAATCATAAACACCTTGATCAATATAACTTGATCTTCCTAATGAAGAGGTAGTCCAACAGTTTTCTCCATAATTAAAAGTTACACATCGATCGTTTTGAATAGAACCATCTTGTGGATAAAACCAATTAATTTCATTATATAAAGTATTATGTTCTGCATAAACAATTTCTGCTGCAGAATAATTTATTCCTAGATTATCTCCAGTTGTGGTAAATACAAAATCTTCTACTAAACACGGTATGGCTTTAACGGTACCATCAAACATAAAGAATCCACCTTCACCGGACATCCAAAACACAACCCCATTAGAATAACTCAATGCATGTTGTGCAATCAATCCACAATTAGTACCTACTTGTTTAACAGAAAAAGTAAATGGTGGACCCACATATTGAATTACATATGCAGAACTATCCGTTAATACTAATGTGTAATCTTTACCGGATACTGCTCCAACTATAACATTACCTTTATCCAACCTAAATGTTCCTGCAGTATTAGTAGCAGTTGGTTGATAAGTATTATAATCTTCTTGATTTGAAAATCTTATAAACATTGGATCTTGACTTGATGTATCACCAATCGTTGTTTCAGTACCAAAATGAAACACATGTCGATCTCTATCAGATACTTGTGTCAATCTTGTTGCTGTAGGTGCACCTGCCATAACCGTTGCTCTAATATCTCTAGCTCCAGATGCTCCTGCATTCCATGTATAAGTCTTACCGTTAAAAACAGTTGCAATTAATATTTGTCCAAAGTTATCTAGACTCCAGTTGCCTGGATCCAGAATTACGTCACTAGTAGATCTTGGCGTACCCCATGTTTCAGCATTCCAAGTAGATGTTCCCCAACCATAACCTGCAGTTTCAATAGTAGGTCCAACAAAAACATAAGGATCAATTTGTGCGGATCCGGTACCTGATGTAGTTCCTGCTGAATTAGTTGGCATAATAATATCAAAAGTATTTGTAGTTACATTAGATATTTCAAAAGTATTATCTGTAAAATCCGTAGCGCTGTATCCAGAACCTGTTGGTACGGTCACCGTTGAAAAGGTTACATATCTTCCATTTTCTAAATTGTGAGATGCTTTATTTACGGTTACTGTTGCAGAACCTGTTGTGGCATCAAAAGTGGCACCTGTTATACCGGCAGCTAATGGAGTAATGTCATAAAATTGATCGGAGTAATAAAGAAATAAACCTTGTGAAGTACCTATTGCAATATATTTTTCACCAGCTAAAGATTCAAAAGCATGTTGAGCACGTGCTGCTCCAGGTAAAGTTTGATTACTTTTAGTAAGCTGAGACCAGCCACCTATTTTTTCAGGGAGTCCATATCTAAATCTAACAAAATCTCCATCTACCCATTGCGACTCGGCCCCGGAATCCGTGACCATTTTGTTAAATCCAGGTTTGAAGTTAAGTTTTTGTAGCATAGTTTAAAATACATTAGATTACGTGTTATGGCAAGTTATCTTGCACAAGCCGGTATTCCTGTAGATGTAACAAAAGGATTTTCAGCAAATGCCATGTAGAAGTATGTACTCCCAGAATTATTGTGTTGTGCATTACTTCCTCTTGATTTCCAACCATTCGATACAAAGTCTATTGTATTAGATCCTGTACCAGTAGTATCTTCTCCTTGACTTAAATTGGGATAGATTACTTTGTTTAAAAAATTATAAGGATTTCTTTTATTATCCATCATTTGCCAATTTTGTCCAGAAGCACTAGTTTGTTTTAACACAATAAAAGCTGGTTTAAATCCTGTATAAATAAATGGTCCATCTGAACTTCCATTACCTGTGTAACTGCCAAACTTACTAAATCCTTTTTTCTCTGCGAAGCAGTAGGCGACTATTCCACTACCAGTTTGATTTATATTATTATTTGTTCCTAAATAAAAAACAGAAGATGTAGGTGCTGTGTCTTGAAATAAAGATATACTAGTTACAGCATTTGTTCCACTAAAATATAAAAAATTTGACCAATTAGATGACAATACAGTGCTTCCTACTATCCAATCTCCATCACTTCTAACTCTATTTTTAAATATTATTAATTTAGGTGCTACACCTAGTCCATGTCCTACAGTTGAATTTGTTTGATTACCTGTATAAGACACAATACTAAATCCACTTGTAGTGTTTGCTGAAACTGTGCTTGTGATACTTCCATCTGTGTTTGATGCAGTTCCATTTCCAGCTAACCAGTTCCATGATGCGTATAAATTTCCACTTGTATTAACATTATTTGTATTTATAAGTCCAGAAACAATATTAAATCCATCACTTGCTTGGCTTCCTATTCCACCACTATTTTGACCAGTTGTTACATTAACTTCAGCAGAAACATCATTTGAAAAAATATTTAAATTATTACCTCTAACAGAATCATATAAATAATGATAATTAGCTGAACTTCTATCTTTAACCCACACCCAATCTGGTTGAAACCCAACTCCTGTAATTGTTCTAACACTTCCATTCCCTGTATAAAGAACAGTATTAAAATAATCGTCTGATTTATCTATTGGTGTATAAGCCATTATCCGTACTCCGCTAAGTTTTTAGAATTAATTGCATAAAAATTTTTTGAAACACCATCAAATGTACCAGCACTTGGGTCGTATTCAAAATTTCCATATCCATTAGGGTCAGTATTACCTGATGATATTGTATATGAAGGATTACCAAAATTAACTTCCCAAGTAGCTGAATTACCTGACGTACCATCAGCAACACAAGGAAAATAAACTCCAGTTGGAACACTTCCTGGATCAGTTATAGATACTCCAGTTCCACTATTTTGTATTGTTCCATTTTTTGCAAAATATAATTTATTATTATCTAAATCTAAATACATACCAATTATGTCTCCTGTGGTATATGTGTTTCCATAAGCAGAGCCACTAGCATTATTAAAAACTTGTCCACTTGATGATTTATAACCCCATTGATAAGCGTCATTAGCATCTCCTGTTCCACCACCTCCAGCTAAATATGTAGTACTATCTTCTGGTTCATCAGACGCAATACCAATATAATTATGATCTGCAGCTGTTGTTAATTTTGCTTCCATGTACCATTTACCTTGACTCAAACCAATTGTAGAATTTACCCAATAATATTGACTGGCAGTAGTAGGTGTCCATTTACAATTACCTTCTGAAAAACTTGATGAGAATAAAGGCAAGTTATAATTTAAAGTTGCAAAATTATTAGTCGGTGTATCAGTAGTTTGGTCTATGCTAGTTAAATTATTTACAGTAAAGTTATTTCCATTACCTGATACATCTGCACCTAGACTACCAGAGTTTTCAAAGTCTAAATAGAATCCATTTGTGCCAAAGGTTAAACCAGATACATCAATGGGTTTCCATATTCCTGTGTCTTCGTCAAATTCTCCGAATGATGTTGGGTCTAGTGCTGTGCCGTCTATAAAAACTGTTTCTGCCATGTAGCCATCCCAATATTGATTACTATTTTGTGTTCCTATTTTAATTGATTTACCACTTGAATTAAATCTATTATCTAAATTTTGTGCTGGATATGTTGAGGCACTAAATGATGTTTCTTGAATTCCATTAACATATATTTTAACTCTATCAGATGCTGTTGATTGTGAACTATCATAAGCTACTACCACATGATACCATGCTGAATGATCTCTAAATAATCTACTTGGTTGAACATTAATATTAAAACTACCACCATCAAATTGAAACACTTGTAATCTTCCATTGTCTTTTTTTGAAATTCCAAAAAAATTAAAAACATCAACATATTCTTGGAAAATTGAAATATCATTAGAGGTTACATCTGCTCCTAATTTAAACCATACAGAAAAAGTACATATATCAGCATTTGTTGGTGTTCCTTGTGTTCTTGTTAAACTATCACTGCTACCATCATCAAATCTTAATGAGTTATCTACTTCATATCCACCAGCAGATATTGAATTGCTTG